CCGCTTAGAATGTTATTCAAGCCCTCTAGCTTAGTTCTCAAGTCATCACCAGGGATATTTCTCATGTAACGCTCTATACGCTCACGATCTTCGGTATCCGGCTTACCCCAATCCTCTGTAAACTTAATTGTTGGTAACTTAATATCAATTTTTTGCTCTGTGGAGCCTTGCTCCTGCTCTGTAATCAATAAACTCAAAACCTCATTAATAAGGCTTTCGGTCTCATCTTTTTTGGAGTAGAAACTCTCCACTAGTGTATCAATATTCATTGTAAATCCTCGGGAACTAATACTAATTAGATGATTTCGTCAGCAAGACCCATTTCAATTGCTTCCTGCGCAGAGAAATATTCATCTGTGTTCTTTGAGAACATGTTGTGGATCTCACCCACAGATAACTTTGAGTTCTCAGCGATAACCTGAACCATCTGATCCTCCATTACTCGCATTTCATCATGAGTTACCTTAATATCAGCAGTAGAGCCCATATTGCCTGCGGAGCAACGATGCATCATAATGCGAGCATTGCGCGTCACGAAACGCTTACCCTTTGTTCCAGAAGCCAATAAAGGAACTCCTGCCGAGAAGACCTTGCCAGTGCCTAGTGTTGCGATATCACGACGTCTCTTTACAATGTCCATAATATCAATGATACCGAACATATCGTAAACAGCGCCACCGCCAGTTGAAATAAGAAAATGAACGTCCTCTGGTCTTTCTTCTCCTTCCCCAACAGGGTTTGGAAACACCTTGCCTCCATTTAACTGCATAAGACCGTGATAGATCTCCTGGGCTGATTCTTCGTTTAGGTCCCCGACCAAACCAAGAGTGTTTGGTTCAGGACCTTCCTGGGCGCCAGCGATTGCCGCCATAACCATAGCAGCCTGATGCTCACTGATCTCCTCTTCCTGCTCGGTCTGAGTGTCGTTGTTGAAAATAACCATTGTTTTTCCTATTCTCCCTTTAGGGTGTTGTTTAAGAACCTCATAGCACTGTTCCAGTCGTGGAACGGTAACATTGATTTGAAGTGTCGGGGGGATCTGTTCACTATGGAGATGATAGCATTGTCCTTCCAGTTTGTCAAGAACTGGTCGTCAACTTTTTGAAACTGACGACTCTCTTCTGTTGTAAAGCCCGACTCACGCATCTGCTTTAACTTTAACTCCTGTAGGAAGGATATGTCTTCTACCATCTTTGTCAGCATCCAAATGATTGAGATAACTGACTCTTGTACTATCCTCCAAGTATGCACAATCTCCAGAAACCGAGACAAGAACATACTTGCAAATACCCCGGCAAAGAAAGCCATCACGCAGAAGGCGGTTAAATCGTTCGTTGTTAATTCTAGCATTGTTTATCCAAATAAAAAAGACTGTGAGGGTTGCTCACAGTCTTTAATATACGTTAGGAGTTAGAGTTTGTCAACCTACTTCTTTGCGCTTAGAGCCTCCATAAGAATTCTCTTTGCGACTCGCTTTGTGATGGACTCCATTAGAGCGTCGTCATCACCCATCTCATCAGCATCCTCTGGCTCGTCAGCCATATCATCCATAGCATCTGCTGGCTCATCAGCATCAATCTCAACTTCCTCACCCATTGCGTCCTCAAGGGCACGCTCAACGGCAGAAAGGAAATCATCAACAGAAACCATCTTGCCTGCGTCTGCGGCTGGGGCTTCTACTGGTGCCTCTACCTCGGCATCCATCTCCATCTCGTCTCCGGCAGCATCTTCCATTTCAGCTGCATCTACTTCCATCTCTTCCTCTTCCTCAAGGCGATCGGCTGGTCCGCGACCTCTGCCGTGACCTCTTCGTGCGTCCTGCAAACCACCGCCGGCGTCGTCGGCACGAACCTCGTCCATCTCATCTTCATCACGCATGCGCATCTCATCCATCTCGTCCTCTGCGCGCATACGCATACCACGACCTTCTTCAAGATCATCGGTGCTCTCTGAGAGACCCTGAACAAAGCCTGGGGTCAAAGGCTCTAGCTTAGCTAGCTTCATAAAAGAACGAATCTGTGACTCGTTTAAAAGTGTTTTCTTGGACATTCTGCAAAACTCCTAACAATTATTCGCGAATATGCTGTTTTAAATAGTATTTTCTTCTGCTAATGTCTTTTTTAATTTGAGCAGCGCCTCATCAACTATCTGCTTTGCTCTCACAATGCTTATACCGTGGCGTTCTCCGATCTGTTGTAAGGTCATTTCGCCGTGCTTATAAACTGCAATGTCGGTGCAGTTCAAATCATCTTCATAATCTAAATGAAGTCTGCACTCACTTTGAGTGCAAGGTATTTGATGCATGTAACATCTTTTAGAACATTCTCTCATAACTCTGGTAAATCCTCTTCTAATATATCAAATATGTTCTCGATATCTTCTTCTGTTAGCGCAAGTTCTTGTAACATTTTCTCGCCGTCCTCACGCAGTTTGCGAGATTTCGTAACACGCTTCTTAGACTGAACCTTCTTGTTTATTTTGTAATCGTCAAGAAACTCCATAAAAAGCTTGTCTTGTGATAGATAAGATTCAACACAATACCGAAAGAACTCGCTTTGTGTTTTGATCTCATCGTAGAACAATCTAATCTTTAGGTTCTCGTGAAGTTTTGAGTCCAATGAGAACGATAGAATAGAGTGTCCCTTTGGGTATGTCCTTTTCATCTTAGGATGTGTGTCCCACTTTCGGTTTGTCCGCTCGCAGTCTGGCGGATAAATCGAGCCTTTGATTGTAGTTCTGTAATGGTTCGCGCTCCTGAGTAGGATAGTCCAGAACGAATACCTCTTTCTAGATCATCTAGAATATCCACTACTGTTCCCTTATACGGAATAGTTGTAGCGATACCTTCCAAAGATGCGGTCTTGCCTCTCCAAGACATTTGAGCGTCCTTTGAAGCCATTCCTCTGTAAGCCTTTTGTTTGCTTCCGTCGCGGCCAACTAAAACATCGCCCGGGGCTTCTGTTGTTCCCGCGAGCAAAGAACCCAACATTACAAAGTCAGCGCCGGCAGCAAGAGCCTTTACAATATCACCGGAGTTGCGAATGCCTCCGTCAGCAATGATAGGAACAGTTCCGGCGAAATGAGATCTACTACAATCGAATATTGTTTGTAGTCCAGGGACACCGTGTCCTGTTTGAATGCGTGTAGAGCAGATTGAACCGCCTCCAATGTTACAGCGGACACTGTCCGCACCCCAAGAAGCCAAATCCTCATAGCCCTCAAAGGTTGCGACATTTCCAGCCATTATGTGAACATCATCGCTAACCATCTGCCTTAGCAGTTTTAGAGCCTGCTTCATTAGAGAATGATGACCGTGCGCTACATCAACACAGATTACATCTGCGCCGGCTTCGTAACAAGCATATGCTCTTTCAAGAAAGTCGCCAGATGTTCCGACTGCTGCGCCAACCAATGAGTTTCCATCACTAGCCTCCGCAACCATTCTTGCTTGATCTTCAACATCATTGTATCTGTGAATAATCGCAATGGCGCCTTTTGCGTCCATTGCTTTCGCCATAGCCACCTCTGAAACCGTGTCCATTGGAGACGCTATGATGGGCAGATCACAATCAATAAACCCAAGTTTAGAGTTTAGACTAACTTCTTTTCTTGACTCAATATCCGAATACTGCGGGACAAGCAATACATCGTTATAAGCTAAACCTTCTCTCATTCTATGTTCTCCAATACTTCGTTTATTTTACCCCAGCAATCGGGACAAGTCAAGCGCACCCTATCTTCTACTACGGATACTTGCCAAGTTTTGACTGTCTCGTGCGTTCTTTCAAACTCAGTTTTACAAACGCAACATTCTTTGGGATGATCAAGGAAAGCAGCAGCTTGCTTTTCAAGCCTTTCATTTGCTTCCTTCTTTTCTCGTTTTCTTTTACCCGGAATATGTTTTCTGATTTTCTTCACTTTTACTTTATCCTCAAAAACTCTCTGTATTGTTCATTTAGATTATCATAGTATTTCGTTTTTCGCAAGGACTTGTGCGCATCATTTAGGACTTTTCTGTGCGCAATATTTATCAAAAAGTAAGGCGCTTTTGCTCTCGGATTGAAGCCATCTATATCCACCTCATCATTGGGATTGAAACAGATATTCTTGTAATCTTCAAGACCAAGTCTCTTCAAAATCTTATTGATAAAGATTTGAAAAGGCTTTGTGTCCTCGGGGCCCAAATGATGCGGCAAAGCAATGATCGCACTATCATAATCAGATGCAGCGAACTCTTCTAACAGATCTCTTATGCCTTTGTCGTCTTCCCCAAGCATAGCAATCATCAACTTATTGTTCGCCAACTCTGGCGCAGCAAAAGGACACACTGCCATACCACTGAACTCTGTTCTCTTTTCATTCAGAACATTATTGATGTAATCAGTTATTTGTTTTTTGTATGAACTGGACATATCGACTCAAATACCACTCTGCTTTCTTTAGATCCTCAATACTGTTCTCTGACTTCTTTCCGGCTCTTGAAATGTATTTGACGACATTACCAAGATGAAAATTAAGATCCCAAGCCTCAATAACTTTGATTGCTTCGTATTTTGATGTTCCATCTTCTTCAACCTCGCCACTTTGATAGTGTGAGGGGTGATTTACTTTTTCACTCATTCGTTCCCCCAATCACAATCGCAGGGATCGCATTCACAATAAGGGCATTGCTCACTCATTCTTCGTTCTCCTTAAAATATTCTTTCGGGATCTTAATTGCTTCAAAAAGATTTT